TTTTTTTTTTTTTTTTTTTTTTTTTTTTTTTTTTTTTTTTTTTTTTTAAAATTTCAAATTTATCATTTCGTTTTCAAGATATATCACTCCACTTCACATTACCAAGAGCCGATTCCCAAACACTACCGACCTCATCCAAATCACAATCTCTGACAATTTCACCAACTCTGCTACGAACATTGCCGTAATCATCATACAAGTCAATACCTTTCAAAACAGCCCACGTACGTCTCCAAACCTCATCCCACCTAAACTCTTCCATAAGCCTACCAGGACGCAGCAATATTTCATCGCCCAACTGTGAAAAACCCATTTTTGTCATATATTTAGTATAAACTTCATCTAACACTTCATCATGTATACGAGTAAGGGCACAATTATACATATGCCTACAAAACTCATACGCAACAACATTTGTACCACATGAATCCACCATCAGGCCTTTGTACTTGCTAGCCATCTTAGGTATATTAAGCCCAATATCGTTTGCACTTATAGCAGCTCTATCAAAGAAATCATTTTCATGTCTCCACGGAAGTATCTCAGAGTTACCCCTCTTGTCAGATAACATAACAAAAGAACGCTTCAAGAAAACGGGGCCCTGATATATAACTTTATTAGAAACGTAACCACCATATTTACTTTTAACTGTGCTAATTCTAGTAAGAAACGGCGAGCCATTGTTAGGCGGCTCCCTGGAATAAGGTTCCCCCATACCAAAAATTTCCGGGGGGGGGTCCAACTTAACAATAAGACCAAAAAAATCCTCCAACTTTTGACCCCACTTTCCAAGAGGTTGCTTAACACTTATTTCGCCGATTATAAACGAAAAGTACTTCTTTAAATAACCAATAAAGGTATCGTCACCGTACTGAGCGTTAGGCTTAAAACTTTTCTTAAAAATGTCCGCCTCATCTTTTCCTAAGGCAGCTTTAATTTCCTCGTAGATCTCACCTTCAATATAATACTTAGCGAGTATAAGGTAAAAAGTTCCCAAAAAAGAAGTAGGGAAAACACCAGAAAATATTTGTCCTATTACCAGCCTAAATTCAGAGCCTAACCACTTAACCATCTTAACTGCAATCTCATGGGCACGAGCCTTATAAAACGCACGGGCAATATCATCATCAATATGACCTTTCCTATGATAATAATAAAAAGGAATCATCATAAGCATTGTAATTATCGAAGCAAGTGCACACTGATCGCAATTCTTTATGTCATAAGTGAACCAAAACAAATCATCTCTCTTCCATCCCATTTTGGTAGCAATTTGGTAGGCACCACCCTTCCGCCACTGATGACCGATCATATTGGCTCCCTTTTGATAAGTGTTCTTCATAAATTCTGTAAAAAGGAGCCTGTCAATTAACAAATGCAACATAGATGCGACAAATATAACGCGAGTTTTCAACCTATCGGCCTCATGGTTCCTAGTTTCAACCTTTATACTATTCTTACTAACCAATATAGGAAACCAATTAGGGTCAAATTCACCGGACTCAACTCCGTCACGGATCCTCTCATAAAGTTCCCAAAACATTTTAACACAATACTCATGAGCCTCACCTTGTTTACCAGTATTAACATATTGCAAAATCAAGTCTTCTAATCCTAGATTAACAGTTTCAGGTTTTACAGGAAGAAACCCCGCAGACTGGTCTTTATTAACCTTCAGAGCAGCAATTGCGGCATCTGTAAACCTAATGGGCTCTGGGTCCCACTCACAATCTTTCATAACTCTCAAATAAGCTAATGAGAATTTTTCAGGATCCACAAGAGGTCTAAGCCTAAAACGCATACTTTTCTTCAATGCCTCAACTAAACCCTCAGGAGTACCACCAGAAACAAAGGCA